CTCATCCTCCCCAGCGCTGACACGACGGGCGAGAGTGACGATGTGGCGGCCAATGAGACCGATTTCAGCCGGGCCAAAATCACCGGCAAAATCAGCGGCACTACGCGTGAAATCCCGTGCCCAGCCAGCGGCATCGTCTTTGGACAATTCGACATCGGCGGCGCGATCGAGGAGATCATACGCGGTGTCTGTTTGCGTGAAGATCAGCGCCAGGGCCGCGATGGCTTTAAGACTGGGGATCGTGGGTTCATCCATGCCAGCCGCCACTTGGGTGCGAGGGTCTTCACCGAAGACTTTGGCATAAAGCATGAAGCACAGCGAAACAAGCAAATCATCGCCGCGCAGCGCATGGCCTTTGAGCTTGGGCGCGCCAGTAGCAGTGCCGGTGTCGGCGGCTTGTGCCGCACCGACCAGGGCGCGCAGTTGCGTGACATCGCCACCAGCCGCGGCGGCGGCTTCACGGGCGGCGATACCGGCCTGGGCTTCGTGGAAGCTCAGGTCGCGTTCGGTGATGGGGGGCAGTTGAGCGCTCATGAGATCAACGGTTCAGTTTATGCGCCTGCGACCAGCGTGCCCACGGCGGGATTGCTGCCGATGGATGCCCACTGCCTGGCGTGGACGGTGATCTTGCGACTGCCTTTGGCTTCGCTGTTCAGCGTCCAGTTGGTGATGTTGCCCGTGACGCCAGCATAAGGGAAGGCGATGGGCTGGCCATCGGTGGGGAGATCGCCTGTGCTGGGAAAGATGGCGGTGAATTGCAGGGTGTAACCAGGGTTCACGAGCAACCAGGCCTGGAAGCCGCCGAAGTTGTCGGGAATGCCGATTTCTTCGATGGTGCGCTCGAGTGACGCGGACTCCACCTGGCCAAAGGTGGTGCCGAAATCAACGGTGCCGAAAAGGACGGCAACGTTGCCGATGTTGGTGACGATGGCGGACATAAAGGGGGGCGGTAGAGGTGGGGGTTAGAAGGAAAGGATCTGAGTTTTTTCGTCGGCAGTGATGACGTTGGCGGTCACGAGTGCGGCGAGCATGCCGAGTAGCTCGGCGTTGTTGGCGATGACTTCGATGGAAGCGGAAAGCTGCAGCAGTCCCTGATGAAGCTGCGCACCCAGGGGCGTCGCTGACATGCTGGCTTGCTGGATCTTCCGCCAGGTCTCCACTGGAATGCGGGCGATGAAGGCAGCGGAGCTGATGCGGTGCGGTTCGTTGTTTTCCTGGGCTGCAGCATGAGCTTTAATCAGCGCCATCTCGGCTTGCGGCTTGGTCACATGATGCATGGTCATGTAAGCGGTGACATCGGCGGCAGCAGGCTGCCAGGTGGGGGCGGAGGTGCTCATGATTTAGTCGGTGTAAAAAGTGCCATTGATGAGAGAACCCCAGAAGGATTGAGACTCGCCATTGCTGAGGCCGGATAGAGACCGCGTGAAGTAAGTGGTCACATTGCCCGCCGCGCCGGCGGTGCCTGCTGCGCCAGCATCGCCAGTGGAAGAGCCAGTGCCCGCAGGCCCAGCCGCACCGCCATTGGCAGCAGCGGAGTACATGCCCCCGACGATGCAATTATTGAGGATGACTTGCCCAGCAGTGCCACCGTTGCCGCCGTTGCCGCCATTAGCGCCAGGGCCGTTATTGTCGATGTAATTGCTACCCTGCCCCCCTTGTCCACCTTGTCCAGCATAGCTGACCGCGTAGCCCCCGAGGATGGAGTCATTGACGGTGAGGATGCCAGCCGCGCCGCCGTTGCCGCCATTGCCACCGTGGAAAGGGCTGGTGCCTGCGGTTGTATCGCCCCCATAGCCACCTGCCCCGCCGTTGCCGGACACGAGAACGATGTCCGAGGCGCAGTTGACCCCTGTGACGGTGATGTTGGGAGCGTCCGAGCCGATGGCTCCATCTCCCGGCGGGATCTCATTGGAGGGATCGCCATTGGTTCCAGCGGTGCCGTCTGGGGCCACGATGTAAATGCTGCTCACGGACACAGCGTTGCGGCCGTTGCCGTAGATGTTGCCGCTCTGGTTGCTGATGTTGCCCACCGCGCTGCGCGTCGCGCCAAGACCCACAAGGAGGATGTCGTCAGTGCCGCCGCTCAGGTCTCCAAAACTGCCAACCCCGAGGCAAAACACGCGAGCACCGGCGTTGTAGGCGGCTTGGATGGTGACGAAGGGATGGAACGGGTCAGCGACGACCCCTGTGCTGTCATTGCCCCCGCCCTGAATATACCCCACGGCGGTGCTACCCAGAGGGGCCACATAGCTAGACACCCAGGCAGTCGAGGGGATATATGCTCCGATGGCCAATAGACTTGGCCCAGGACTGACTGTTGGAGTGCCAGTCAGCGCCGCATTGGCCAGCGGTGCATACGTGCTCGACACCGTCGCAGCCGTGATGGCATCGGTGATGCCGTAGCTGCTGAGGGTCGTCGGCGTGCTGGTGATCGTGCCCCATGGGACGCTGGTGATGCCATACCCCGAGAGTGTGGTCGGCGTGCTAGTGATCGTTGACCAGGCCTGGGTTCCAGTGTGGTTCGTGCGTGCCAATGGATTTGTGGAGAGAACTGAGAGCGCCAGCGAGCCATTGGTGATCAGCGGCTGGTAGGTGCTGGCAGCGGTGGCGGCGGTGATGGAGTCGGTGATGCCATAGCCGCTGAGAGTCGTGGGTGTGCCGGTGATCGAGGACCAGGCGGGCGAGCTGGTCACCGTGACAGCGCCGAGATTGCCGCTATTGTCCCAGCCCAGGATTTTGCCCGGCGTCTTCGTGATCCAAACCGGTGTGAGCGGGCCGCTGGAAGACTTGACGGGAAGCTGAACATCGCCCGTGGATTGAGCCAAGGCGAGGCAGGGGGCGAGGACGGCAAAGAGGATGGAAGTCAGGTACTTCATGCGAGGAAACGGGGAATGCGACCATGGGGCGCGCCATTGAGGGCCACGGTATAAAATTCATCCGCAGCCCCGGTAAGTGTGTAGCCCATCACGCTGCTGCGCGGATCGCCATCGCCGGCGGCATCGCGTTGCACGCGGCCATGCAGAGCGCCGTTGAAAGCAATGGCGTAGAAGTCCGCGCCAGAGTCGGCGATCGCGAAATCAGCGGCACTGCCTGCGTTATCCTCAGTGCCAGGCAAAAAGCGCTGAATTTGGCCATGCGCCGCACCATTCAAGACGATGTCATACGACACATCCTCAGCGGCGGCGATGCGGTAGAAGGTGCCGAGCACCATGGCGGCAATGCCATTGGGATCGGTGGCAGGGTCGTCGTGGGCAAAGATCAAATCGAAGTTTGCCTTCGCGGTGCGAAAGGCGGCCTGGCCATCGTAGCGCAGCCATTCCCATCCGCGATACCGGAAGCCTTTGGCGTCGATGTCGGGCGCGACGAGTTTGAGGCCACGCACCTTGCGAATGAGCCAATGCAGGCGCGTGAAAAAGGCGGGGGTGCCACGGATGGATTCATGCGCCACATTGTGATTGCGCACGGGCTCCATGCCTTTAGGGGCTTGCACGAAGGCGACCAGGCGGCCTTCGACGAGACCGGTGTCGAGGTCTTCGAGATTATTGTCGCCATCCATGGAGAGGATGACACGCCAGCGCTCGGGGGCTTGCGCCAGCTCCTGCAGGGCGTCCTCTTCGGCCTCAGCGACCGAGACGAGCCCGCAATTGTCTGCCAACACCAGCGGCGCGAGGGAAGATTCGACGGCGCTGAGGATGGTGGCAGAGGTCATGAGCAGGATGGCGCAGAGCAGTTTCATGCGGCGAGCGATTCGGAATAAGCGCGGCTGGGTTCCCCAATGAGTTCACCGGCTGGATTGCCGGGCTTAATGTTGACGCTGAGAGGGTCGGTGCCGTTGCCGAGTGCGGTCAGGCGGTCGGTAGCGCGCTTGATGCGGGTGGCGAGCAGGCTGTCTTTCTCGATGCCGATCTGGCGGCGGATGTAGAGAGCTTCAGCGCAGAGGCAGACACCGATTTCTTGCACCACGGCCGCGAGTGCGAGATCCGTCAAGACCAGTGGCAGCGCGTAGCGTCCGCCAAGGACGGCATTGATGGCGTTTTCCGCTCCGGCCATCACTTCGGCCAGTGCGCTGGGTTCACCCACTGCCGCGTCGTCAGTGCCATCGACAAGCCAGTTGTCGGGCACCAGACCGGTCATGTTTTGGCGGGTAAAGTAAGCCATGGGAAGTGAGAGAAGAGAGGGAGAAAAACAGCGCCCCAGGTTGGGTTATGAGCCGCCTGGGGCGTGTTCCTCCGGGCGGAGAGACCCACGATGAGCGGCGTGGGGAGTCGTTAAGAAGCGGGGGGCGTCGGGACAGTGAAGGCCGTGACGAAGGGATCAGCGAGCTTGGTGAACTGCTTGACCAGGTCAGGGGTCAGGCCTTCGTGCTCGGCGGTGACAGCCGCGACGGGATCGGCATCGGTGAGCTTTTTCAAATCGGCCACCGACTTCTGCGCGGTCATGACGCCACGCACAGCGGCCATCAGAGAATTGCGGGCTTGAGCGGCGGCATTGCGGGCGGCCTGGGTCGCGGCTGGCGTGTTGTCAAACACGCTCTTCACGGGTTGCGGGCCAGAGGTAACCACGGTGCGCTGCAGTGGCACGCGGGTGCCTGCTGGCGGAGTCAGCAGCGACGCAGGAACAGCAGGCAGGGCGGCGGGAGATTCGGGAGGCATAAAAGGGCGCGGTGTGAGGTTCGTGGACTCGGATCAAGGCATCACGGTCGTGGAGCGCATCGGGTTGACCAGGTCAGCGCGGAACGCGATGGTGGTGGTGGATGTGCCGCATCCAATCACATAGAGATACCAGCCGGTGGTAAGGTCTGTGAGTGGAGCAACACCGCCGGCAGTGGCGGAGAGGATATAGACGGTGCCATTGGCCACCGTGGCACCGATGACCAGGGCGGGATCTGAGATGACATACTTGCACGGTGTGCCGACTGAGGCGGAGTTGATGGCGATACCGCACACGGTGCGGACGTTGACACCGGCGTCATTGGCATCGGCAAGCTTGAGCGTGAAGCTTGCGGAGGGGTCGCGGTAGAGTAGCTTGCCCGCTGTGATGGCCGCACCGGCGATTCCTTCCCGAATGACCGCATTGGCCGATGGGGTGACATTGGCGGCGGTGATTGAGAGGTCCGTGGCGAAGACGGAAGCCGATAGCAGGCAGAGGGCGAGCAGGGAGCGAAAGAGGAAGTTCATGGGCGAGTTTGGGAGTGTGGGAGCGTTTGAGGTGGGGAAAATCAGGCGATAGGGAAGGCATTAAAGATCGGCTCGGCGAGTCCGAGGAACTGAGCCATGGCGCTTTCGCTGAGTCCGTATTGTTCGAAGATCGCAGCGGCAGCGGGGTCAGCTTTCGCCGTGCGCTGCATGCTGGCCATGGCATCGGTGGCACGGCGGAGAGCGATGTTGGAACCGTCAATCAATTGGCGGCCTTCTTCTGCCTGGCGGCGGGCCGCAGCAGCGGCACGCGCTGTCTGTTGCGAGGCGACGGAGAAGGCGGCGGGCTTGGGTTTTTTGGATGCTTTTTTGGCCATAAGAAGAAAGGGAGTACTGCCAAAGGCCGTGCCTTGCAGCACAGCCGATGGCGTGATCTGAGAGCGGGGATTACGGAGCGTCGGCACCGGTGGAACCGACCGCACGGCGGGGCTCGCCTGGCCCGATGGCAAAGCGACTGCGAGCCTTCCATTTGTATTCGTCCTCATTTAGGACGTTGGCATTGGTGAGGTCCACGGCTGCTGTGAGTTCCAACGGAATGCGAGTTTGATAGACCAGGGGAGTAACGAGGTCAGCGCAATCCCAGAGCATCCAGGCATCACCCAGGCCAGGGATGACCACGATCTGAGCGGTGTTGTAGTTCGGGTTATCCGCACCACCGGCCAAGCGCTGTACTTGCACGATATTTTGGGCAGTGACTTCCCAGTTTTCACCGACGATCAAGTAGGACTTGGAGGCGTCCAACAGCGTGAACATCGGCTGGCCGGTAGCTTTCGGCATGGCCTTGAGCATGGCGCGGGCGGTGGCGTAATTGGCCGCGCTCAGCTTCTGCGTCATGAGGTTGTCGAACGTCGTCACCCCCAGAGGATGGGCGTTGTTGAAGAAGCTCACTCCAGTGTAAGCCTTGATGGTTGTAAACAGCAGAGGAAGGATCTTCAGCAGTTCATAATCAGGAGCGGCAGCACCGTTCTGACCCAACTTGGCCGCAACATTGGCGAACATGCCGTATTGGTCGTCCTCGATGGCCTTGCGCGGAATGGTGATGCCGACCTTGAACTCGTCATTGACGATGGTCTGACCCAAAAGCTCCACTGGATTCCAGGTGATGGCCTCAGGGTTCTTTTCCAGTTCAGGCAGGTCTTTCAGCCAGCCATAAAGTTCTTCAGATGTGGAGCTTTGCACAGTCAGCAGTCCAAGCTTCTTAACGAAGCCAGGGATGACGAGCGTGCCTTTGTTGAAGGAGGTTTGCAGCCCCTGATTGATCATAGTCAACAGGGCATTCGTGACGACATTTTTAGCGGCCATAAAAGTAAAGCGTGAGGTGTGGGAGCGGGGTTAGAGAGAGAGGCGGTTATTTGAGCAGGCCATGGAGCACTAGGGCGGCCTTGATGGCGGCGACATCGACTTGGAGCGCGTTGCCTTGCGTCTTGAGTGCATTGGCCAGGGCTTCGGACGTGGTCAGGTCCGTCGCGGCTGCGGTGGAGTTCTGGGCGCTGGTGATGGAGACTGAAACTGGGGCGACACCTTTGCTATACGGTAGCCCCACCCAGACCCAAACACCGTCGCTGGTCACTTCCTCCACGATTCCTGCGACGACACCGTAGGTGTTGCTGGAGCTGGAGACCGTGTTGTTGTCTTCGATGAAGCAGACGCGGCCGATGTAGGCATTAGTTAGAGCGTTGGTTGCGGAGTTCTTCACCAAGAACAGGCCTTTGCGCACGCGACTGGACTGATCGCCCGCGCTGCCGCTGCTATTGTCGGTTTCCTGCGCATGCAGACCCACCACGCGGAGACCGGTGGCGTCGGTGGCTTCAAGCAGGTAGCCGCTGCTGTTGATCGCCGCGAAGGTGCCGATCAGTGTCTTGGTGCTGGCAGCGACGGGGAAGACGCTCTTGTTATCTTGGCGTTCAGGCACCGTGATGCTAACTGCCGTGGTGGCAAAGGACTCGTAAGACACACCGACTGCCAGAGCAGTCAGGACGAAGAGGGGGAGGATGGATTTACGGAGGGTATTCATGGGATGCGGGGCGTTGAAGGGATGGGGTTTCGCGGCGTTTCGCGGATAGCTAGGAGGCGCGAGAGTGTTGCGGATGGGTGATGTGTGCGGATTTGGGGTGCGACGCGTTAAAACGGCTTATTTGGCGGCCTCGGTTTTGGCGTTGGGGCCATGCTTGGCGTAGTCCTCTTTGGAGATGCCCATCTTTTCGAGCACGGCTTCGTCTTCAGCGCTCAGCGCGTCGGGCTTGGCATTGGGGTCGATGGTCGTCTCCACGGTCTTGTGCCCAAAGGGCACGACACCGGGCTTCAGGCCTGCCACCAGCTTTTCACAGGTGCTCAACGCGGTCACATTCCAGTCTTCATCAGACAGAGGGATTACTTTACCGGCATGGATGGCCTGTTCCTTGAGGCGGTCGCGTTTGATGGTGTCGCGTTCCTTCTCCACGGCTTCGAGGCGGACTTCGAGGGCAGAGAGGCCTTCGGCACCGGCCTTTTTATCGGCTTCGGCATCCTTGGCGATTTTGGCCGTCAAGTCTTTAAGGGTGGAGGCAACCGTTGCTTCGTCAGCATCCGGGTTGAGGGTCATGCCGAGAGCGGCAAGCAGTGCGATGAGTTCAGGGGTGGGCTTCATAGGAGAGGTCAGGGGGGAGTCAGAGGCAGAAAGAGCGGCGATGTCAGCGGAGAGCGCGGCCTGCACGGCGTCAGGGATGGTCAGGCCGTCAATCTCGCCATGCTGGCAGAGTGCGGCGCTGTGGATGGCGAGGACGTTGCCCGCTTTGTCGCGGTAAACCGTGGGGCTGATGTCCTGGAAGTGACCGCCGAGGAAGGACTCTTTGCCTTCAGGAGTCCAAGACAGGCCGGTGAGGAAGATGCCTTTGCCTGGGACTATCTCAGGCTTGCCGGTGGCAGCGATCTTACGCGGTTCCTTCTCTGCTAGGTAGCTCGGATGCCCCTTCAGAGAGTTGTGATTGAAATCGAGGCAGACGTGATCCGCCTTTTTTAAGCGAGACATGTTGCCGGCAAACACGCGGGCCGTGCCCTCGTTGACGATGGCCTTGCCCCGCGCTCCGATCTCATGCGTGCCCCACGGGGCCACAAGCAACCGTGTCGGCAGCGCATCGCCCTCGCGCTCCACGGTCTCAGCGCGGAGAGCACAGAGGGTGATGGGTGAAGCAGTGGCAGCGGTCTTGGACATGCGGCAAGACTGCCACCCCATTCACCCCCTGCATTCCTCTGTAGCCTCTATGGAACTAGCGCTGCCGAGTGAATCAATACCCCAGTTTTCCATACTGAACTTTAGCCCGCGCTAAGCGAACATTCCCAACCCACGACTCGACACAAACATAGTCCCAGCCGCTGCGATGAGCCCATAAATTAGCTATGCCTTCGCAGACTCGTTGGGGATCGGTCCCATTGGGCACAGTAACCCACAAAATGTCTGGCTCAATAAAGCGCGAACTCTCCACGTGGTAGCTGTCTGCGATGATGGACTGTAGTTCAGCCGGACTTATTTTGGAGGGTGTATTGCTCGCCAAGGCTGTGTGAGTCGCATTGGGGTTGTGCGATGCCATCCAAGCAATCAAGCAGAAGAAGCCAACCACTGCGAGAAGTCCTAGAAGTAGAACACCCAGGCCCTTCATCGTACCTCGCAGACAAGCTTTAAAGAAGGGATTCATGATCGTTTGTGGGTTGTGAATTTCAAAGCACCCGCGTCACACTGGAGACCGGGTAAATCCAAAGGAACTGCTCACGTGGAAAAGACATGGGCGGGTAAGCGGGATTGTAGCTGGAGAGCGTGACGGTGTTGCCCACTTTGTGGTAGAGCTTGAGCATCACATCTCCGCCTTGATCTTCCCCCAGGCGCGCAATGACCACGGTGCCGTTGCGCGGTTCGTGGGAGGGGTAAACAATCGCCGTGTCCCCAGGCCGGAAATCGGGGGTCATGCTGTCGCCTGCCAGCGTCACAGCGAAGGCTTTGCCGTCTTTGGGATTCATCGCGAGAAACCCACTGTGATCGTACGCGGTATCATCATAGGCCATCATTTGCCCGCACTGCGCCATGCTCAGCAGCGGCACAAAGCGCGCCTTCTGGCCAGGTGGTAAAATCAAATTCGGCGTCTCCCCCACGGTGCCGTGATGCAGACCATTCGCGGGCGGGTGATCGCTGCCATCCAGCAATTCAGACACTTCCACGCCCAAGACCTTGGCGACTTTCTCCGCCATGACGCGGGACATGTTCGAGTTCCCATTTTCAATCTGATCGTAAATGTGGGGAGAATAGCCCACGGCTTTGCAAAGCTCTTTGGGCGTCATGTTCTTCGCTATCCGCGCCTGCTTCAGCCGGGCGCGTCCACCCCCGAATCCAGCGGGCATTTCCCGCACCGATTGAGTCGTCGCGGTCGTCTCAGTCGGCGAAAACTCCGATTCAGTCGGAGTTTTCCCGTGCCGCCATTGTTCCTCAATACGATCAAACAATTCTCTGAGTGCCTCAGAGGGTTCGCGGCCTGATTCTAGTAGTGCCAACCAGTTGCGAGTAATCCGCATTTTCTCTGCCAACTGCTGTTGACTGAATTGCATCTCCAACCGGAAATTTTTCAATCTCGAAGAAAATGTTGATTCAGATGGCACTTTTTTGTTGATCTGTTGATTCAGTGTGCAATTATCACATGCACATGACGAGTGATAACCCAGTTGGCAAGCGTAAGCAAGCCCCAAGTTTTAAGATCGAAGCCAAGCAGCGCTTGGTGGCGATGGACTTGAGCGTCAAGAGCCTGGCTGAAATGCTGCACCTCTCACGCAACGCCGTGAGCTTGGCGATCAATCACGAAACCATGTTTCCCCAGGTGAAACAGCGTATCAGGAGGGCTTTAGGACTGTGAGCGCTGAGTACAAACGTCAATGCCTTATTGCCCTCATTGAGTGCGCCATGCCTGCCATCCAGAGCTTGGACACCCCCCAGCGAGCCGAATGCTTTGACGGCGTCCATCTCGCCTGTTCCACCGACGCCCCCGACCTCGCCCTGGCTGCAAAGCAGGCCGCCGATGCGCTGCGCGATGCGGACAGCCGCCAACTCACTCTGCAACTTTTGTTGACTCAAGAAACAGCATGACCCCACGCCGCCCCAATTTTACCTGCCGTCTGCGCGCCGATCTGGCACGCACCGCCGCCCTTGTGCCTGCGCTGCGCCGTCCGGCGGATGTGCTGATCCTGCCCTCTGCGCTGAGTCACCTGCAGAGCTTCGTCAACAAGGTCCACACCAAGGCAGGCCCACGCCGCCGCTGATTTTCCCATGAGCACACCCACACCCAACCAAATGCAAGGCCGTCTGTCCCTGCTGAAACGCGCCGTGAACTTCCACGGCTGCAAGGAATGCGCCATCGCCGCTGCGAAGCGCGGAGACCGCCAAGGAGCGCGGTTCTGGGGCCAGCAGGCCCGCTTTGACTGGAACCTGATCTCCGCCGCTATCGCCAACCCCTCTCTTTGATTTCTATGACTCACACTGTTCATCAAGTTCCCCTTCTCCACGTCACGATTGCCCCGGCCCTGGCCTGCATTCCGATGATGAGCCAAGTGGCGGAGCGTTTTCTTTCCTCCCCCAAGCCTGAACTCAAGAAGATCGGCGCGGAACTCAAAGCGGAGCACACCGCGCTTAACACTTCCCTGGATGATCTGGGTATTTTGGAACCCATCAAGGCCTACCGTGAAGGGGCTCGCTGGGTGGCTGTGGATGGACGCCACCGCATCGAATGGCAGACGAAGACGGACCCGAGTGGTGAAGTACCCTTGATCTTGATTAGCAAAGAAGATGCCGACAAGATCATCGAGGCCAGCGTCATTGGCCGCCGTCATTGGACCAAGGGTCAGCGTGCCTGGCTGGGGGTGATGCAACACCCGGAAGTGTGCGAAGCTGGCGAGGGGCGGCCTAAAAACTCCGATTCAGTCGGAGTTTCATTGAATTACACTACCTTAGCTGACCGCATCGGCGTTTCGCCAGACGTTGTCAATCAAGCTGGTCAACTCTACCGCCTGTTCTTTGCTCCCGGTGCCAAGGTGGGCAGTCCGGCGGCGATTGAGGCGGCGGCACTCAAGGCGAAGTATGAGCACCTGATCTGGGGCGGCGCGGGTCTGGGCGGCGTCTTGGCTGGCATCGCAGGCGGTGAAGCCACGGGCGACAAACCGAAGGCACAGACCGGCTTCCATCATCTGGACGCGCCACTGGCCTCGCTGGGACGCTTGGGCAAGGTCTGGGGCAAGTGGAACCCCGAAGAACAAGCGAAGGCTCAGGCGCTGATCGTGGCCCGCGTGCGTGGTACCAAGGAAGCGCCGGGCTGGCCCGAGGAATTTAGAACGGCTTTGGCGGAAGCCCTGGCCGCTGCGGACTGAACCTCTTACGAACTACCACGATATGTCTGGAACATCCAAAGCACGCCTGCAAGCCGCCAAAGCGCACCTGGACGGCCTCTTTGCCAACGCCCACACCGATGACCGCTTGGAGCTGGTCAAGGAACTCCGCGACTACCTCACCCTGCAACGCAGTGCCGCGAATCGCCCCGCTTACGAAGCGCACAGCAACAGCGCCACCGGCACCGGCCTGACCACCACCCCAAAAACCAACGCCTGAGACCATGAACGAACTCCTCGCCCTCATTGCCACCACGCCTGCCACTGCTGAGGAGACCCTCGCTTGGTTCTCCCTCCTGATCAGCATCGCCGTGCTGGCCATCATCTTTGGAAAATAACCGCCATGTTTTCCCTCTCCCACTACATTGCCCTAGCCATCGCCGCCGCACCGGCAAGCGCTGTGCTGGCCTGCATCATCATTTCTGCTTGGGATGAGCACCGCGAACAGAATGGCGGCAACCGTTTCCGCCCCAGCCAGTGGCACCGCAAGGGCCGCACCGCTGCCACCCAACACCGCACCCGCCGCTGAGATTATGAGCAAGCCCATCATCGAAGTGCATTTTTACGGCGGCCATGCGGATGGTCTGACCCGTGAGTTTGAAGGCTCTCTGGCCCCGACGACTTGCAAGGTCGCGACGCGGGACGGCCATCGGCATCCGCCCGCTGGTCCCTTCACGGCCTATGTGCATTCCAAAGAATGGACCGCCCACTTTGAAGGACGCCACACCCTGATTCCTGTCGGCTTCCCTGGCAAACCACCCCGCGAACGCGCTGCCGCTTAACCTCATGCAAGGCTCTCCCACATCGCTCGCTGATCGCGCCTTGGCCGTGGCCATGGTGGATAGCTATGTGACGGCGAAGATGCCGGTGCGGCGGGCGTGCATTGAAGCGGGAGTGAAGTTTGTGTCTTACTACCGCTGGAAGGTGGAGATCGAGAACGCACAGCGGGGCGGATTGACGGCACCGGTCGAATTGAAGAAGCGCGGTAGGCCGGAACTCTTCACGCTGACGGATGGCGAGACGCGCAGGCTGCGCTTCTGGCGCTTGGTCAAAGGTTCCATCCCGCTGGCTGTCGAGGCGGCGATCGCTGAGAGCACGACACAGGATGACCTGCCGTATTTTGCTGCACTGCGCGCCATGCAAGCCGGTGGTGACGTTGTCAACGAAGCACACCGCAAGACACGCCAGAGCATCGAAGGTGCGACGAAGTTTGATGAGGCCAAAGCCATCGCTCTACGCGCCTACTGGCAGCGGTTTGTGGAAGCGCGCAAGGTGGTGACTTGGCCGATGTCCATCCAACGTGCGTGCCGCGTGTCTGAAGATGAAGAGGCCGCATTCCGAGGCCGCAAGGCGCTGGACAATCGCGCCGGACATGAGCGACGGGGCGCATTCATCATCGACGAAGAAGGCAAGCGCCTGCCATGGTTTGCGGGGGCGATTTGGTGCTCGGATGACATGAGCGTGAATGATCCCTTCAAGTTCTTCGATGCCGCTGAACAGCGCGAACTCACGGGACGCCAGACACTCTGGACCACGGATGCCTTTTCCCTCAATTTTCTAGGCTGTCACCACATTGGCCGGGATCGCGATAGCTACCGCGCTGAGGACATCGCCGACCATTTCGCGGCCCTAGTTGATGAGCATGGCCTGCCGATGATCTGGCGCGTGGAGCGTGGGCGCTGGGACAACAATTTTATCAACGGCTGTCCCATCCCTGGGGAGTTTGAAGAAGACGGAACCGCGAAGCGCTGGGGCGGGCTGGATGCCATCATTCGCATGGCCGTGAAGTTCAATTCTCGCGGCAAGGAAATCGAAGGCTGCTTCAATTTGCTGCAAAGCATGATGGACCATGGCGGCAATGGCCAGGCACTGAGCATTGGCCGCAAGCGCGGCGAGTTCGAGCAGGCCACGAAGCTCATGCTGCGGACGGATCGCGATGCCGCCGCGCTGGAGAAGTTCTGGAGCATCGAAGCCAGCGCGGATCATGCGCAGCGCGTGATGCAGGCCTGGCAGCAGCGGCCCAAACTGCGCGAGTCATTTGGCAACAAATCATTCACGCCGGCGGAACTGTGGGCCAGCCATGTGAAGCGCCCCTGCCCACAGAATGAGCGCTGGCGTTTTCTGCCCATCAAGATGGCGGCGCGGGTTTGGAAAGGTGTCATTGAAGTGAAGGTGCCACACTACCCGGTGAGCTTCCGCTTCCGTCTGCATGGCGCTAGCCGCATCGCTGGGGCGCAGTTTGTGGATGGGCATGAAGTCATGATTGCCTTTCACCCTGGCAATGCCTGGGAAGGATGCCACGTTTTCAACCGCGACCGCAGCGCCCGCAACCGCGACAAATGGAGCTGGCTGCAACGCATCGGCGTGGCTGACCACATGGCGGAAGTGCCCCAAGAGGATCTGCGTAGCGAAGGCTACAGCACCGGCCAAAGCCGCGCCCATGCGCAGGTGCGCAGTGAATACCGGGGCATGATCGCCGGGACCGCGCTGGACGGACGCCGCCGTAGTCACGCACAGGACAGCCTGGGCAACGCGCTGAGTGTCCGCCGGGGTGTGGAGCTTAGCGGGGATGATGCACCACGCCAAACGCAGCCAGAACGCGTACGCGGTGGCCTCAGTGAAGGACGCCTGACCCCACGCCGCACCGTCTCCATCGGCGCGGAAGATTTCGACGAAGCCGAAGAACTCCACGCCCTGACCACCCGCTGAATTTTATGCAACTCCTCGCAACTTTCGATCTGGATGACGACAACCGCCTGTTCGCCACGCTGAGCAATGTGGAGACCAACAGCCCCGTCGCTGTGGTCACAGAAGACCTCAAAGATGGCCGCACCTTTCAAGACCAGGTCAAGGCCTTCGCCGCCAATCTCGGACACGAGATCGCCGAATGGGACCGCTCACGCGTCCCCTGAATTTTCGCCCCAACCTCTGCCGGGCGGCGGAGCGGGGCGCGATAACGACAACGAACCAACACAACACTATGAGCACCGATACCATCACCAACACCGAAGCCTCGCAACAGGAGCTGCGGGAGATCGCGCTGACGATCAAAGAGCACACTGAGGCGGAAGAAATCAGCATTAAGGAACTGATCCGCGTCTATCCGAATCTAGGCAGTGATAAGACCTTTGGTCTGTGCTGCAAAGGGGACTTCACCGAACTCAAAGCAGACAACTGGTTGGAGGCTTATCGCGGGGTCTTGGACGCCATGAGCGACAGCGGCGAGAGCGATCCGCTCTACGAAGACCTCACGACCACGCAGGAAGTGCGGAAACAAATCACGCGCCTCAAACTCAGCCGAACCAACGCCAAGTTGGTGATCATTGAAGGCTTCACCGGCAGCGGCAAGACCAGTGCGGCACGCATCATCGCCACCAAATACAACGGCATGGCCGCGACGCGCCAGGTCTTCACAATTGAAGCGAGCGCAGGCTGGGGAGACCGCCCCAACGCAATGCTGACCGCGATGCTCAAAGCACTGGGTCGTGGCGATGGTGGACGCTCCCAGGCGGCGCGTCTCGATAAGCTGTGTGAAGTATTAGCCGAGCGCCCAGTGATGTTCGTGATTGATGAGGTCCACGACTTCGGCGTGCGCTGTCTGCGCGTGGTGAAGACGATCCTCAGCACCACACCGACGAAGATCATTCTGCTGGCTCATCCGCGCCTCTTTAAAAACTTGGAGCGCGAAAACTGGGACGACCTCAGCCAGCTCACCGGCAATCGCCTGCTGGCGCGCATTCACCTTGGCACCCTGACCGTTGAAGACACTGAAGCACTGCTGCAACGCCGCCTTCCTGCTCCGGGCCTGAATGGTGAACTCAAAGAAGCCGCCGAGATCGTGGCCCATGCCGCGCTAAACAACGGCAACCTGGCCTTCGTGCGTGAGGTCGTGGTGCGTCTGAGCAAGGCCGCGAAGAAAAACCCGCTCAACCTCGCCGCCGTGAAAACAGCGGTGCGCAAAGAACTCTCCGACCGCAACAGCGAAGCCAAAGCCGCCTGATTTTAGTCACATCCCACATACCACGATTATGAGCAAGACCACCGCACCCGCCAAGAAAACCGCGAAGAAAGAACCCTCTCTCCGCACACTGCGCCGCCGCTTTTTGGCGGAGCAGAAGACCGTGAATCTGGATCCACTCCGCCCGGATGAGTACACTGAACTCCACGCCAAGATGGAGCGGCTGCAAGAGAGCAACCATGAGCTTCTCATTGCTAGCCTGGGCGTGGACCAGTGCCGCACCGATCTGATCGAGACCGAACTGGCCCTGCAGGAAGCGGAAGACCATCTGCGCGGCGTGAAAGAGGAGCACCAAACAGCGATGCGCGAAATCGCACCGCTGCTGAACCGCCTGCCTTCCGTGGCCTGAACCCTTGACCCCAAGAAACCACGATTATGAGCACTTTGATTTCACTTCCACCGACGCGCCAGCCGCTGCTGAGCGTGATGCAAAGCCGCAAGCAAGCGGTCCTGCGCATCTCGGATTTTCCGGCGCTGGCGCTGGCTGCGACGGCGACTACGGGCGAGCTTGACACCCGGGGAGAGGCTTTCGCTGCGGTGTCGGCTTGTCTGGAGACGTTGCAACGGCTGAAGCTGTCCGGTTCATCGGCCTGGCTGCTGATCCTGCTGGTGAAGCACGGGCCGCAATCATGCTCGCAACTGGTATCTCTCACCAAAACCAGCAGCGCGGCCATCACGGGGCTTATCACGCTACTGGAGGCGCTGGGATTGGTCGCGTTGGATCGAGTCGCGGCTGACCGCCGCGTCGTGATCGTGACCGCTACGTCCGCCGCCCGCAAGGTGCTGGCGAGTCTTTGCGGTCTCACTGCCCTGGGCTCTGCTGCCAGCGTCCTCAACCGCATCCCTAACCGCCGCTGATGTGATGAGTCCGATTCAATCCATCCACCAACTCCCTGAGGCGCTGTCCATCGCCAAACAGGCCACGATCTTGGCCAGCACGCTGACGAATGAAATGGACGCTGAGCTGGCTGCCGTGAAGGCACGCTTTGAAGGCAAGATCAAGGCGCGCAAGGATGAAGCTGAGGCCGCGATCAAGGCCGTGGAGGTGTATGCCGATGCGCACCGAAAAGAGCTGCTCAGTGACGGTGGCAAGAGCATCACCCTCAACGGCCATACGCTGGGCTGGCGTGACAACGGAGGGGCGATCAAGATGGCCCGTGGGCAGACCGAGAAGAAGGTGCTGGCCAAGCTGCTGCAGAACAACTCGCTCCGCCGCTTCTTCGTCCGCACGACCTACGCCCTCGACAAAGAGGCGATGAAATCCAAGTGGCACGGCTTTCGTGATCGCCTGACCAGGCTGGGCGTGAAGTACACGCATTCGGAAAGCTTCTTTGTGGAGCTGGACGTGACGGAGAAGGCCTGAACCTGAAAACACCATGAGCGACGAACTACCATTACCGAAATCGAGGAAGGTGAAAGCCTTCCGGCTGTCAGCACTGACTTGTGCAGCGCTGGCGGATTTGTTGGAGCAACCGCCCGCCCAAAATCTGCGCGAGCCCTCGAAGCTGAAGCGCCTGCGGGCGATTCTCGGCAATGCAGACGCCATCAAGCGCCTGCGGATGTGTGGCGAGGCGGACGCTCTGCACTGGCACGCCCACATGCGGACAGCGGCACTGGTGGCATGCGCGCCGGCGGTGCGCTTGACGATTGGCGCGGGCATACCCGCGACGATTGGCGGCACGCACTACACGCCCGCCGCCGCCCGGTTGGCGGCACGCAATGGCATCACGCTTCACCACCTTGGGCGGTATGCCTTCACTGTCTTGAAATCCCCCCCCCCCCGCAAAACGTCGCACCAAATGAAACCCTCTAATTTGCTTTCCCAAGTCCGCCGCAGTGGCATGGCCACGCGGCGGGCGCTGAAGCGCTGCCAGGTGGCTACTGTAAACGGTTACAGTGGTCGCAAGGCTCAACCTCAACGGAGGAAAGCGGCGTGAACGAAGAGACGCACAAGCTGCTGCTGGCCATGGGGTTCCTCCAACTCGACACCGACGCCCGTGACGGTGGACCGAGATATCAGCATACGAAGCACGGCTTTGTTTTGGCGTTTCCGTGCGTCGGTGATGTGGAGCTTGGACACCTGGCTGATTTGATGTTCAAGGCTGGGGCAGAGGCCCAACAACGCGCAACCCGCGAAGTGATCCGCGATGCCGCACAGAAGCTGGGATTCAAACTTTAACCGCCTGATTTTATGAGCACCCGCAAGGCCCCGATTCCTTTTGACCCTGACGCTTTGAGCAGTGGCGTGGTTATTCATGCTGCGCTGAGTGGCGAGACGATGTTGAGTGAGCTGGTGGAGGCTCAGGACTGGCATGGCGATGGCAGCCCGCCGGTGGAATGCGTGAAGGGGCTGGCGAAGCCGCTGAGCAACTGGCAGAAGTTCAAACTCTCGGACCTGGCGAAGTCGGTGTATGCTTACTTGCGCGGCCAGGGGCAATGCCAGGGCGAGGATGGGACGGCTTGGCGGCATCGGATCGCGGTCGCGGCGTGTGGGAAGCGGATCAGCCAGGCGAGTCATGGGGACTTCAAGCTGATCCAGGCGGAACTGTTGAAGGAACGGGGTCGCGTGGAGGCGGCACGGCGGACGCTGGCGCAAGCGAAGGCGACTCCGGCGGCGATTGCGATGCACAACCTCATGAAGCTGTGCCGCGAGACGGGAACGCCTGCGAGCCATGCCCACACGATGGCATCCCGCTTCTACAAGGGCACGGAACTCCACGACCTGAACGCGAAGCAGCTTTGGACGATTTTTTACACGATCCGCAACAACGCGAACAACAAGGCGGGCGTGGGATCGAAGGCCAACCGATTCAAGAACAAACAACGCAAAAGCGCATGAGCACCGTGTCACGATTTAGCACGATGAATTTTCAGGAGCTGCAGGGGCAGCTTTTTGCCCTGCGCCTGAGCGTGTGGGACGCGCTGGCGCATCACGGTCCCTGCACGACGCGGGAGCTGGCGCATGAATGTGGCATCGACCTGCTGACGGTGCGGCCGCGTGTGACGGAACTGGTCCAGATGGGCTTTGCGGTGTGCGTCAACGAAGGGGAGCAGGGCCGGGAAGGCATCTACCGCGCTCTGACTTTGGCAGAGGCTGAGGCGGCATTTGAAGCGCGGCAGGCAGCGGCGGCTGAACAGGGGGTGCTGGCGCTATGATTGAGCAAAAGGCCTCAATGAGAAATATGGGCCAAGCCGGGCAATTCAGACGCCGGATGTGCGGGAGAACCGCCGAGCGGCGTTTTCTGGCTTTGTGCACGGAAGTAAAACCCAAATCCGACCAGGGCTGAAGGGCGGGGAACTGCTGCAACTGACTTGATATGATCCCCACGAATGCCATGCAACTGGTGAAGGAACTGCACACGTGCTATGTGAAGCATTCGGAGCAGAAGATTGCGTACAACCTGGCCCGGGAGAACGCTTGGCGGGATTGGTGTGCGTGGGGGAACTGGGAATGGACCTGCGATGACCTCGCACGGGTGATCAACTACTTGCTGGCTGAGATCAAAACCGGCAAGCGCAACCTGGGGGCGCTGAAATTCTCCAACTTGGTGGGCCGTCCCGATAACTTTGAAGAAGACCTGCAACTTTCGACGAACACGCATGCAAAACGAACCTCAGCCACTGGCCGCAGTGATTCAGCAAATTCAGCGGGCCGCTACCGTTGAAATCCGCGCTGATGTGGAGGCTTACGGATGGAAGCACATTGCTTACCATCCGGGCCTGCGTGGGGTTTTGCCGGCGGTGAAGATGTTTTGCAGCGCGGTGCTGGATAACACGACGCCGAGGCGGTGGCTGTCGCTGCTGGGGCCGTCTGGGGTGGGCAAGACGCACCTGCTGAAGCAGGCGGTGCGGCTGCTGGAAACGAAGTGGCGGATCAAGACAAAGACGGGGTTTCGTGGGCCGAATGTGGCGCATCTGATCCCAGCGGCGGATTTGACGGATTGGAAGGCAGCCCAGGTGTACGCGGCCTATGATTTGATCTACATTGAGGACATCGGGGCGGGGCAGTCGATGGACGGCGGATCGGGCAAAGTGACGGCGTCGCGCATCCGTGAACTGTTGCAACTGCGGAGCAACAAATGGACGCTGCTGGATGCGAATCTTTACCGGGCTGACATCGCGGCGGCATTGGACGGGCGCATTGCGAGCCGACTGAAGAGGGACGGCTCCTGGATGATCGAGATCCCTGATGAGGTGCCTGATTTCTGGGATGTCTCCGAAACTAAACAGCCATGACTTCGACCCTTTCCAAGAAACTGAATGGAACGCCAACGCCTGCGAAGGTGCGGGTGGAGTTCATGCCGGGGCGGGTGATGGAGGTGGTGCCGTTTGAGTCGGCGTCGGTGCCGAAGTTTGTGGTGTGCCGGTTGGTGAAGCAGGCGAATGGGATGTTTGCGCTGATCCCACAGCAGTGGAGCCAGCAGGTGAGGCTGACCCACCAACTGTGCCGCGACATGGGGATCCAGTGTGACCGGAAGATTGTGTACAATCTGATCCGGGCGGGGTTTGTGAAGGGGACGATGATTTCTGCACGCAACACGATGGTGGATGTGCTGAGTCTGGTGGAGCACCTGCAGCGGTGCCAGATTGGCAGCGGGAAGCCGGTGTACTGGACGAAGGCGCGGATCGAGAAGTATCGCTTTGCTTCCATAGGGGCGGTAGAGGAATGCGAGGATGATGATGCGGACGAAGATTGACGGTCATGGCTTCTCCGTTTCTCTCTGAACCGACCCCTCACACGGAGGCGTCTGCGTGGCTGCGCGGCAAGCCGGTGGTGAGTAAGGAGATCTTTGACAATCTGCTGCCTGAACTGCGAGCACGGGCGTTTTTGGTGCAAGGGGTTGAGGACGCGAATGTGGTGGCTGAGGTGCGTGAGATCGTGGCGAAACTGCCGGAAGGTATGCCGTGGGAGGAAGCGAAAAAGGAGATCGCGAAGAAGCTGGGGCCGTGGCTGAGCACGGATGATGAGGCGATGATGGCGGCACGGGCGCGGGCGGAGCTGATCCTGCGGACGCATGGATTTCAGGCCTACCAGGTGACAGCCCATAAGATCATGCGGGCGCAAGAGGACGTGTTTCCATTTTGGGAGTACCTGAGCCTGGGGGACGGGAAGGTGCGGCCTGCCCACGCAGCGCTGAATCATAAGGTGTGCCCGGCGGATTCACCCTTTTGGCATGACCATTCGCCGCCATGGCAGTGGGGGTGCCGTTGCCGTAAAGTGGCGCTGCTGCCGCATGAGGTGGCGGAGATGGAGGCAGAGGACAAGGGACTGCCACCGGAGCGCCAGCGGGTGATGCAAGGCCCGGCACTGAAGCTGGCTGAGCAGGGACGGATTTACAATGCGGCGGGTCAGCAACTGGACATCAAGAGTGACCGCCAGAAGGGAAAGCCGGGGGGCTTTGTGTTTGACCCGGATGCTTTGACGGTGCCGCTGTCTGAACTGAAGGCGCGATATGACCCTATTACGTGGGCTGAATTTGAACAGAACTCGAAGGCGACGAAGTTGGATGATGGTCGCTCGGTCTGGAGCTGGCTGAACGGGGCCAAGGCTCCGAAGGTGAAGCCGGGGAAGGTCGCGCCGGCGGTGGTGGCTGCGGTGAAGCCTGGCGCTGCCGTGGCTGCAGCTACGACTCAGGACGGGGCGCTGGTGTCTGAGGCGCTGGACCTGGCGAAGACGGGGGTGCATGAAGCGGCGGCGAAGACGGCGCTGGATGCGATCGACAAGGTGCATTCGGACGGGGCGCTGCCGATGGCGGATGTGATCGCCGACACGGTGACGAAGATGGATGCGCTGGGGTCGTATGACCCGAGGACGAACGCGATTGAATTTGCCCATGATGGTACCTGGCCTGAGCTGACGGTGGTGCATGAGGTGGGTCATTTCCTGGACCGTCGTGCTTTGGGCAGCGGGGTGGGCTACGCCACGCACAGCCTGGACACTCCTGAGCTGCGAGACTGGTGGACTGCGATTGTGGGCTCGCCGACTTTCCAGAGCATCACACCGCGCAAGACTCGCGATCTGGATGCCTGGGCCTACTTCACGAGTCCGCATGAGGCCTGGGCGCGGAGCTACTCGCAGTTTATCGCGATGGAGAGTGCCGACCCTATTTTGAAGGCGTGCGTGGACCGCGTGCTGAAGTGTCCGCAGCCCTGGCGACAGTGGCAGGAGGCTGAATTTAAACCCATCGCGGATGCGATCCGGGCCGTACTGCAATCGAAGGGATGGATGCCATGAGCGAGACGACTGAAGAACTCGAAGACCGTGTGATTGCCGCCCTGGGCGCTGGCACGATGGACCGCAAACAGGCGGTGGCTGAATTTACTCGGGCTGGCTGGCCCCAGGCGCTCGCACTGGATTTTGTGAGCGTGATCGTCGATGGTAAGGGCGAATGAAACTGCGAATCAAAGCGACCCGCAACGTTGTGACGCCTGACCTGGCTGCCAAGATGCGCAAGGCCAGGAACCCACGCAAGGCGCTGGAGGCCATCGGTTTGACGGTGGTGAGCATGCAGCAGCGGGCGTTTACGACCCCGGCGCTGCGACCCACGGCCTGGGCTCCGCTGAAACCGGCTACGATCAAGGCCAAGATCGCCAAGGGCTACGGCACGCAGCCGCTGATCTCATCCGGGGCGCTGGCGCATGCGGGGCGGATCGTGAAGACCACGAGCACGGCGGTTACGGTGGGTAGCGATCGCCGCGTCAATGGTCACAGCCTGGCAGCGATCCACCAGCTCGGCACCCAGGATGGGAAAATCCCGGCGCGTCCGACGTGGCCATTCAACCGCGATGGCAAGCCGACTGCCAAGGCGGATGCCAACATCAAGGCCGCTGCCAGGGCTGCTCTCGATCTGGAGCGATGA